AGAAAAAACTTAACAACGAAATGAATATACTAGAAATGTATATACATAATATGAAGTTCTATCTGCGTACTGGCTTGTGGTTAGACAGTGTATACGGTCAGGACAGGGAGCACAGTGTCATAAGAAAATGCACAGTCATGGCTTATGATAAGCAGGGTAATGCCAAACGGTCAGTGGGTGTACACTATCCTGATATAGGTTTGTACACTAAGGAGATGCAACAGGAGGAAGTGGAAGCAGTATGAGGCCCATATCTGTAAAACGATTAGTCAACTTATATGTGCAGTCACCAGAGTTTAATCGGCTACGTGATAGAACACAGCTAGATTACAAAAGGTTCTTGAAAGTATTGACAGATACCTTTGGTGAGAAGACAGCCAATGCTGTGTCAGGCAAGGACGCTAGACTAGCCTATGAAGAATGGGTTAAGCGTGGCATACAGTTGGCTAACCATGTATCTGTCGTAGCAGGTAGAGCATACAGGTATGGGCTAGACATGGAGTACGTGAAGAACAATCCGTTTACGCTGGTCAGAAAGATCACTCCTATTCCACGTAATGTTACATGGACAGAGGATCAAGTGCGTGAGTTTCTTAACATAGCATATGGTGACTTTGTTTATCGTAACGTAGGACTGATAGTACAGATGGCATATGAGTGGTGTCAACGTGTAGGTGACATGCGTATGCTTGCATGGTCTAGCATAAACTTCGATAGCAAGAGGCTGGACCTAGTGCAGTCCAAGCGTGGTGCATCTGTGCATCTACCCATATCAGATGGACTACTTGAGATGTTGGAAGAACAACGCAACGACTTTGACTTTCAACAGTATGTAGCACCTATGCCTACACCTGTGGACGGTGAGTACAAACCATTTTCTATGGAGAGGTTGTCTAAGATAGGTAGAAAAATTATGCGACAGGCTGAACTGCCAGAAGAGTTACGCTTGATGGATCTACGTAGAACTGGTACAACTGAGATGGTAGAGGCAGGTGTGCCACTGCCACAGATTATGTCGGTGACAGGTCACGCTAATCCACAGTCAGTGAAACCATACATTAAGAATACATATCTTAGTGCTAACAGTGCATTGACTGCACGACAGCAGTTTAAGGAGGAGTGACATGCCACTTAATAAAAAAGAATATAATAAAAAATATTATCAAGATAATAAAGAAAGGCTTCGCATACAGCATAAAAATTATCGTGCTGATAATAAAGAAAAAATACGTGATATGAAGAGAAAATATGTAAGTAATTATTCTAATATTAAGAAGTACACAGATGTAACTATACCCTTTTTAAGTTATAAAATAGGTAAAATGAAAGAAAGAAGCAATGACGTAACATTAACAGCAGAAGAACTATTAGAATTAATACCAAAGGATTTAAAGTGTCCTGTGTTTGGAATTAAGTTCTCATTTGGTAAAGGTAATGATTGGAAATTCAAACAATATAGTATGTCTGTAGATAGAATAGATAATAACAAAGGCTATCACAAAGATAACGTAGTAATTGTTTCTTCTAAAGCTAATACTATGAAAAGTTCAGCCACACTTAAAGAGCTATATCAAGTCGCAGATTTTTATTATGGACTAGAAAAAAGGAGTAAATCTAGTGCTTGAATATCTCAAAGGCTTAGACATCACTGATGGTAGTTCTGTACGTATGGATTGTCCTGAATGCAAAGGACGCAAGACATTCACAGTAACCAACAACAATGGACAGCTACTGTGGAACTGTTACAAAGCATCGTGCAGTGTAAGTGGCACACATAAGATGAACATGTCTGCTGAGTCTATATACAGGAGATTAAACATGGCTGAAGAAAGCCACACCACAGAATTTTGTATGCCAGTAAATATCGTGCCTTTGAGTGGTGAGTATACACACGCAATGGCATGGACTTCTGGTTGGGATTTGTCACCAAACAAACATGGCTTGATGTATGACATACGTGAACACAGAGTTGTGTTTCCTGTTGTTCATGGTGGTGTCACAGTAGACGCTACAGGCAGAGCAATAGGTAAGCGTTTACCTAAGTGGAAACGATATGGAAATAATAGGTTGCCATATGTTCACGGTTATGGTAAGGTGGCAGTTGTTGTAGAGGATTGTATAAGTGCTGCTCTCGTTGGAAGTGATCGACATACAGGTGTAGCATTAATGGGAACGTCAATGTCCAATGAACAAAAGCAGTACCTATCACAATTCTCTACAGCATTGATTGCTTTAGATCCAGATGCAATAAGCAAGGCACTACAAATAACAAAGGAGTTAAAGGGTGTAGTAGAGAAAGTTAAAGTCCTGATGTTGAAGGACGATTTGAAGTATGGGAATGACAGGGATATAGAATTACTTAACATGGCTTGAAAGGAGAAACGATGGAACTTTCTCTAATAAGAAATCTAATGGACAAAGATTTTTATGATGGTAACAAAGGCACAAGGTGTCCTGATAAACTCTTCACTAAAGATGTCCAGAAGATTAAACATGCAATAGATAACGCTATGGAAAACTATGAACGCAGTGTCTCACCAGAAGAAGTTGAGGCACTTTTTTTATCAGCTAATCCAACGCTTACTACTGCACAGAAGTCTGTGTTTACAGACATGTTTACAGAACTAAAGCAACAGCCACTAATGGATAAAGGTATAGCACGTGACGTTATGAGCACGTTGTTTAGACAGGTGGTTGGGGAAGAGGTAGCTAACTTAGGTTTTGATTTTGTTAATGGTGATGCTACTACCTTAGAACCACTGCGTAATTTACTAGACACGTATGCAGATGATTTTATTCCTAGCATACAGGTTAATTGGGATGAGACAGATATGGTTACACTGATTAAGCAGAACAGCATGGACCCACAATGGAAGTTTAACATACGTACCTTGGCACGTAGAGTACCCGGCATAAGTCAGGGCCACCTTATCACAGTGGGTGCTAGATCTAACACAGGTAAGACTAGTTTCCATGCAAGTTTAGTTATGGGTGACGGTGGGTTTGCAGATCAGGGTGCTAACGTAGCTGTACTATGCAATGAAGAGTCAGTGCAACGTGTACGTATGCGATACATCAATGCAGCTACAGGCAGGACAGGCAAAGACATACTCAGTGATGTAGACAACAATCTCAAAGTGTACAGAGATAAGTCTAAGAACGTGAAACATACAGATGCTACGGCTAAGACTATGGATTGGGTAGAAGCTGTATGTAAAAGATATAAACCTGATGTATTAGTACTTGACATGGGTGATAAATTCGCTAAAACTTCTACAACAATAAGTACACATGAGTTACTAAAACAGAACGCAGTACACGCTAGACAGATAGCCAAGCAACATGACTGTGCTATCTTCTACATGTCACAGCTTGCTGCTGAAGCAGAAGGACGCATTGTTCTTGATCAGTCCATGATGGAAGGATCTAAGACAGGCAAAGCAGCTGAAGCAGATTTGATATTGTTACTAGCAAGGAACTCTATCAAGGAAGCAGGTGACACAGAGGAAGATCCAGAACGGCACATTACTATAGGTAAGAATAAGATTACAGGTTGGCATGGTGTAGTAACGTGTGAGCTAGATAACCAAGTAGCAAGATTTACAGCATAAGGAGGACACATATGGTAAATATATTTAGACCCAAACCAGATGCAGAGGAGCAGATATTCTACCCCTTTGGACCTGTTATGGGTTATAAGAAACTAAGTGCAAAGTTTGTATCAGATATGAATGCATTCTTTGACAAAGACTTTGCATCAATGACAGACTACTCTGATCAGCTAGTTGGTAAGGTAAAGCAAGAGTTATTTTTTACTGATGAGATGAGGGATACATTTTTAAATGAGATCAAACAGTTTGTGGGTAGTTACAATAACACAGCTACGATACGCAACTCATATGGACAGAGTATGTTAGACACAAAGAATAATAATTATTCTGTACAGTTTGTATCGGGATGGCTAGTGCGTCAGTTTGAGAATGATTACAATCCGTTGCATCTACATACAGGATGCAGGATGTCATGCGTTGGCTATCTCAAACTACCTGACGGTATTGACGATGAATGGCAGGAAGATTACAAAGATCATCATCCTTCACATGGACACATACAGTTTGTACACGGCACTGCCAGTACGTATAGTGCTACAAACTTTATGGTTAAGCCACAGGTGGGTGACTTTTATTTGTTTCCCAGTGAATTGTTTCACTGTGTCTATCCATTCAAGACTAAGGGTGAACGTAGATCCTTTAGTGTAAACTTTAACTTCCTTGAAATACCAAAGAAAACGGAGCATGAAAATGATGGAACAGTTAAAGCATCAGTCGTTGGTCAAGGGGGCTAGTGGTCCAGTGAAACTTACCTTAGACGTTGAGAACACAGTAACAAAGCGTAATGGTAAGTTGTATCTTGACCCCTTTGAACCTGACAATACATTAGTAATGGTGGGTATGCTTGATGATCATGGTAATGAAACAATCGTTACCTTTGATCACAGTGAGGTATCACCAACCAATGATGGGCATAGCATAGTGCAAGAGGCTTTGGATAAAGCTACTGTACTGATAGGCCACAACATTAGCCATGACCTTGTGTGGTTATGGGAGTCGGGCTTTAAGTACAGTGGTGCAGTGTTTGATACTATGATGATGGAGTACATCATACAGCGTGGCATCAAACAACCACTATCTCTTGAGGCATGTGCTGAACGGTATGAGTTAGATACTAAGAAGCAGGACACTCTGAAAGAATACTTAAAGAAAGGTTTGTCTGTACGTGACATACCACATGCAGAGTTATCTGAGTATCTTAGTGCTGACTTACATGCCACACAGCAACTAGCACATAAGTTAAATATAAAATTTAACACTGCTAATGACGTAGGCTTAGATAGGATTAGGCAACTTACAAATATAATGGTTGTGCTACTATCTAAGATACATATGCGTGGATTTAAAGTGGATAGTGACGCACTAGAAGAAGTACGTGTCACATTTGAAGAAGAAAGAAAGGAGATAGTAGTATATCTAGATGGAAAGGTAAGAGAACTTATGGGTGATGTACCCATTAATCTGAGTAGTCCAGAGCAACTGTCTACTCTAATTTATAGTCGTAAACCTAAGAACAAAACAGTGTGGATGAACGCACACGAACCTTATATGTCTAGTGCCAGTTTTACAGATCTAATTCGTAATGAGACTGACATTGTGTATAAGTCTAAGTTAAAGCAGTGTACAACCTGCTATGGTTCAGGCAAAATAAGAAAGGTAAAAAAGGATGGCAGTCCGTTTGCTAAAGAAACAAGATGTTCCACGTGTGGTGGTAACGGTTATCACGTTATTCCTACTAACGCTGTTGCTGGTTTAAAGTTTATACCACCTAATGCTAAGTGGGCTACAGCTAGTGGCTTCTCCACTAACAAACGCAATCTTGAGTTACTAGCTAATGCTGCAAAGAGAAAAGATATGCCAGATGCTCTTGAGTTTTTGGAGAAGGTGCAAAGGTTGTCTGCACTGGACACATATCTTTCTTCTTTTGTTGGTGGCATAAAGAATAATATTAAGGCTGACGGTATGTTGCATGTTAAGTTAAACCAACACATGACATCTACAGGTAGACTAAGTGGTAAAGAACCTAACATGCAGAACATGCCTAGAGGTGGTACGTTCCCTGTCAAACGTGTGTTTGTATCTCGTTTTGACAGTGGGCATATCATTGAAGCTGACTTTGCTCAACTAGAGTTTAGGGTTGCAGCATTCCTGTCACAAGATCCTATTGCAATACAGGAAGTAACAGAGGGTTTTGATGTACATGCCTATACTGCTCAAGTTATATCTGATGCAGGTCAGCCTATGAATAGACAGGAAGCTAAAGCACACACCTTTGCACCACTGTACGGTGCTAGTGGGTATGGCAGGTCAGAGGCAGAGGCTACATACTACTCACACTTTAATGAGAAGTATATGGGCATCGCAAGATGGCACAAGTCTCTTGCCAAAGAAGCACTTAACAATGGTAAAATTACTACTCCGTCAGGCAGGGAGTTTTCTTTTCCTGATGTAGTACGTAGTCCTAGAGGTAGAGTAAGTCACTTTACCCAGATTAAAAACTATCCTGTGCAGTCGTTTGCTACAGCAGATATAGTGCCGTTAGCTTTGTATTGGTTTGATATGATGCTACAACATCAGCAATCGTGCGTAGTAAATACAGTGCATGACAGTATTGTAATTGATGTTCATCCTGAAGAACACTATGAAGTTATTAGCACAGTAGAAGATGTCAACCATAATATTACAGGGCTAATACAGGAGCATTTAGGTGTAGATTTTAATGTTCCTTTATTATTAGAAGCAAAAATAGGTAATAATTGGCTTGACATGAAGGATGTAACGTAGTATAACTTATGCTCTTTTGAAAAACATGTAGAGGAGAAAAAGCACATGGCAATGACAGAAACAATAGATACTAACAACTATGAAGTAATGGCTAAAGCAATGGGTATATCAGCAGATGCTAATACCAAGAGTGCTCAGAGCAACCTAGCCAGACTACGCATCAGTCATTCACCTATTATGGGAGACACAGAAGTTAAAGGTAAGAAGGTAAAGATGGAAGTAGTTCCCGGTGGGTATTACAGACTTGACGTACCAGATGGTAATGCATCTGTTGCATCAGGTATGTACTATGCACCTACTGCAAGCATAAGAACTTTTCTACAACGCTTCATGTATAAGCGATTCATTAAAGGATCTGGATCTGTTCCCAACAGGTTTGTTAAAACTGTTATGGGTGAATCACTCAAGATAGATCTTAAAGATAATGATGGTGGCTTTAACTGTGGTAAGCCTACAGGTTGGATTAAAGACTTCAAGGCACTGCCCCAATCACAACAAACACTGATCAAAGAGATCAAGCGTACACGTGTAATATTCGGTTTACTGGATCTCAAGGATGTAGTCAGTGAGAGTGGTGAAGAGGTTAAGCAGGACATCAAATCTTTTCCTTTTATCTGGGAGATAGACAATCGTAGTGCTTTTAAATTATTGGGTGACACGTATAACGCATTCAATAAAAAGAAGCTGTTACCTATCTCACATGCAATATCATTTGGTACTGAGGAACAGTCATTACCCAATGGTAGTAGCTTCTATCTACCTACTGTAGATGCAGACTTTAACAATGCATTGTCTATATCACAGGAAGACCATGAAACATTCAGTAACTTCATGTCTTGGGTAGACAACTATAACAATTACATTGTGTCTGAATGGGGCAAGAAGTCAGAGTCACTATCATCTAGTGATGAGAAAGTTTTAGATGAGTTTCATTCACTTGATGATGAAGCACCCTTCTAAATGAACCATCCAGCCGAACTGACGTTAGCACAGTACATGACAGATGCAGCCAATGGTAAGGCTGTAATGTCTGATGCAACTATTGAAAAGATAGGTAAAGACGT